CATCCTTAGCTAAGCTATCAAATAAGTCTAATTGTTTCATACTAATTCCTTAAGTAAGCAGTTTAGTCACATGCTTAGGTGTTAAGTTTAGGTAGCTATGTAAGTAATGACAGGAATAATTACTTCTTCAAGTAAAGTCCCTGTAAATATTGTCATTACTGGTACTACGATAAGTGCTGATAGAAAAGTCATGTTGTATTTCCTTTATACTAAGTCTACGATTTCACAGGAATCACCAGAACACGCTAGTGTCTGACTCCCTGCAGTGTTGTCTTCCTTCTCATAGTTTGCTAGGTCTTCCCAATCAATCTTATCTGGCATAAGAGATAGCAGTTCGTGGTAGTCGTGCTTACCACAGTCTTGGTAAGGTGCTTGCTGGTATGTATGCTCATTGAAGGGCAAGAAAGATACACCCGACATCTCATCAAAGTACTTGTATACAAAGGCACCTACTTCAAACCATTCATCAGAGCGAACGTTTATAGTTACGCTAGGCTTATGTTCGCACCAATGCCGTTGATACATGAGCCACATCTCTAGCTGCTCAATAGCTGTAGTATCTTTGGTACACACTGCGCCTTCAGGAGCCTTCTGAGGGAAGCTAAACACTGTAGTCTGGTCTGGCTTCATTACGTCTGGCGCATTAGGTATCTTCTGATCCTTCATAAACTGTGTCAGTGGATCTTTATTGTCACCACGTACAGTACGAATATAATAGGGTGAGTGACGAGAGTGAATACCAGAGGCGGAATCAACCAGTTGTGATACCGTCCCGGAAGGCTTAACGCATGTGATAGCAGTAGAGACAGGGATGCCAAGGCGTTCAGCCCACTGAATATTAGTAGCCACGGCGATAGACTTAAGATGCTCAAGTGTTTTCTCCAATCCAGCGTTCTTAGTTGTGAGTAATGGGTTATCCATTATCCCCGTGAGAGACACACCCAACAGTCGTTCCTCTTCGGTATTTCGCTGCCACATCTTTCGCAGATAGGGGAACTTTGTGTAGGTAGATTGTACTGTACCCAAGATTGTAGCAATGCGTACTTTCTTTTCAAGTGAATCAATAGTGTCTGTCGCACGTACTACTACCTCTGTTAAATTGCACACCTGACCACTGCGTAGTATGATCTCGCTGCAAGGGTTAGTGCCGAAGTCATGGTCTGCATCACGCCTACCATTCTTAGCTGCTTGCTTCTTAGCTGCCTCACGGTTGAAGATACCACGCTCACCTGAGCCTGACTCAACCAATGCCATCCACTCACGCATGAATGATAGACTGTCAGGCTTCTCAGAGTATGCTACTGAGTTGTTAGCCAAGGCACGATGCGGGTTGTTGTCCCACCATGCACCAGACTTAGCTGTACGCATACGGTCATCACTAAGATTACTCAATGATATCATAGCACTACGGCGTACACCACCCACCACTACTACTTCACCTATCTTACACATGATGTCGTGGCACTCAATGGAGCTAAGCTTTCTACCTTGAGCACCCCTAAATGTATTGATGGTAAAGTTAAACAAGTCAATCAGTGGCGCTGGGCCTGATGCCCTACCTCCGAATGTCTTGAGCCTTGCACCAGCTGGGCGTACTCTACTCACATCCCACGTAGGTATCTCACCACTGTACAGTAGCGCAATCACTTGACGTAGAGCCTTTGACCAACCTTCTTTGCTGTCCTTAACAACTATGTTAGTCTCACTGTTAAACAACTCAGGTACTTCAGGTAGCTTCTGAACGTACTGACGCTCAACACTGAAGCCTACCCCAGTACCACACATGAGAACGTGCATAGCTTCATCAAATGCTACGATGTTATCTACTGCAATGTATGAGCAGTTGTACATGCTAATGTTATCTCTCATAGCTGCAGGACCAGCTGTCATGAGGCTACGCATAGAAGGCATTACCTCTAGTGATAGTATAGCTTCTTCAATCTCCTTGATGTACGTGTCTGTGCCAGCCACAGGGTATACAATGTTTTCCATGTAGCGTGATACTGTCTCGCCCCAAGTCTCACGCCTTCCTTCCTTGTCCAGCCATCGTGCATAGCGGGACTTGTGTATAAATGATTGGTAATCTGTAGGTAGATAGTTGTTCATCTGTTGTCCCCTGATCCTTGTAATACGCCACGCTCTTTGCGACTGTTTAGTTTCTTCATGTTTAAATTAGCTACCTTCTCTAGTGTACTACCGTAGAAGTTTGCACATGCTGCAACATAAAACAGTACGTCACCTAGTTCTTTTATCATACCTTCTTTGTCTAGTACAGCCCCATCTCGTAAGCTCTTCTTTAATTTCTCAGCTACTTCACCAGCCTCTCCTACAAGACCTAAGATATTCTCTACCTGCCTTGTCATGCCCTTAGTTATTATCTTGCCCTCAACCCACTGACTGTAAGCAGCTAGGTCATTCTTAGGTATACCATCCTCATTAAACTTGTCATTGTATTCTTCTATGTCTGTCTTGTACCGTATAGAATCAATGTCTTCTTGTGTAATCATAAGTCTCTTTCCCTTACTAAGATGTTCTGTACAGTAACGTCATCTATATCATAGAACGTGTCAGTTACAAGATCACTAACGTCATCCGTATGTGCGTCTTCATACGATCCTAATATATTATTAGCTTCATCAATGTGAAGTAAGAACGTGACGCTAAAAGTCTTGCCCTTCATTTGTGTTTCTCCGCTAGTGCTTCATTCATTTTATTTAAGTACCATGCAGCTTTCAACATATCTTCTGCTGGCTTCTGCTTGTAACGGTAGCGGTGCTGATACTTGATCATGTTGCCATGGCAGTAAGCAATGAACCCATCCAAGCCTACTACCTGTTTGATATAGTCAATACATTCTAGACCTCCCATGTTGTAGTGGGCTGGACGATCTACTGGATCAAACTTACTCATGCGTTACCCTTTGTTTTTGTATACTCGTTGAAGTTTACTACCTCACCCTTGGTATTTTGTAAAGGCTTATCTTCCTTATTACGGTTATTAATTTGCTTCATCATCATCTCGTAACGGTGATCATTTACCCTATTAAATATCTCCTCATCCTTCTCCATCAAATCTAAGAAGGCACTACATAGAGTAGCTACGTAAACTAAGTCACTAAGAACATCATCAGAGTAACAGAAGTTATCACCTACTGCTATGCCTGTACCTACACTACCATCCCATTCATCCATGTCCTCATTGTTTATTGGGCGTATAATAAAAGCAACTTCATCGTCTGCTAATTCATATGGCATGTTACTTCCTTCTCTCTTTCTTTAATGGTATACGATCTACCTTAATGATATCTCCTTTTTCCTCAAGCCATGCCTCAGGTATAACTCTGTTTGCCCAGAGGAAGTCATGCTTATCACACCACCCTGAGTACTTAGACTTAGCTCCCTTGTACAGCTTAGCGTAGGCGTTGCTGAATACAAACCTAATGTCTAGCTCAGGGTGCTGCTTACGGACTTCTAAATGCTTGTTTCTGTCTTCAGAATCAAAGATACCTTTTGTCTCAATTAGTATACCGTTGTCTAGCTGGAAGTCAGGCGTGTAGGTGCGATAGCGTAAGTCTTCCCACTCTATCTTCAGCTGCTCATAACGTACAGCCTTTTGACACCCAGATAGTATAAGAGCAGTACTTTTTTCTAGACCACTCCTATACTTACCTTTAGCGTGATACCTTTTAGATTGTTGCATCAGCTGGTTCATCGTTGCTTGTTAGTGATACCTTCAAACTATTAACCAACCTCTCACCCTGAGCCTTCACACAGTACAGCTGGTACTCAAGGCTACCCTTAGAGCTACCGTTAATCTGAATCTCTTTTATTAATGCTGATTGATCAGTTGTAAAGTCATCTGTGTCATAATCAATATCGTCTAGTGTAATCTTAGTCATGTATTTTTATCCTTCTACGTAAGTATATTCTATTAACGGGGGTAGTTTTGATCCTGAGTACACCTTAGATGGTAACTCTTGTAACTCAGGCCAGCACTTCTTCTTGTGGTCACACCATGAACATGTCTTGCATAGCTTCATGTTGCCGCTTGCTTTCTTCCTAAACGTTTCTGGCTCAGCCGTAAAGCATCTCTCAAAGGGTTCATCATTATTGATGTAGTCTACTGTACCTTTGATAGTCTCCATTACCTCCTCTACATTAGCTGTCTCAGCTGAGACATATTTGAACTGGCCATTAACTTTGTTGACAACCCACCATCCACCAACACCCTTGTCAGCTGCCACAGCATAGCCTATAAGCTGGGACACATAGCCAAAGTCATCTGCGTAGGCTAGTGAATCATAGCTGGCAAACTTGTTGTCGTAACCGTAGGGTGTAGTTGATTTAACATCGTCTACCTTACCATCCAACACCATGTCATACTCACCATTGATGTCAGCATCACCCACCTTTAAGGTAACCTTATCGTTATCACCAAACTCTACACCAGCTGCACGTAGTACACCCTTGAACATAGCCTCAGTCCAATCACCCATCAACATGTTCAACATGAATGATGTAGGCTTCTGAACGTCAGTGTCTGGGTTGTTCTTCGCAAACCACAGCTGGCATCTAGGCCGCCCAATGTTGGACATACGCAAACGAAACTCATCACGTGGCCCACCATTGAACTGCTTGTTGAGAGCAGCAGCCACATCAGTGGCTACTCCTTGTATTATCTCTTCACTCATACTTGCCTTGCCATTAATAGCTGACCGCAAGAATGCGTGTACTGATAGCTCAGCTGGGTGTATCATCCCTCAAACTCTCGTACTTCTACAATAGAGCCTACGATCTTAGCGTCTTCTTCTGAGATAGATCCAGCAGCAGCGTCCTTGTGCTTGCCTTCTATCCAGCTGTTAGTGCCAGCAATCCAATCAATAAAGTCTTGAAGGATCTTACTATCAGTTGCGCCATATGGAACCTGTTCACCTAGTGCAGGTACAATGATGGCATACTTACCACCAGAGGGCAGGTCACGCTTAGCACTGCCTAACTTGAGGGTGTGCTCTACAGGTGTCAGCTTCTTGTTAATGATCTGACTGATAGATGCATCCATAGCCTTCATGGACTCGTTGTTCTTCACATCCATTACGAATGGCATCTCTGCCTCAAGACCTTTGATAGCAGTACCCATATCATCAGTAGGTTTGTCTAGCGTAAGCACACCAAGCAGTACACGCACCCGCTTAACACTACGGATGATTGTCTTCATCTCTTCAGGCAGTGACTGAAAGTCTTTGATGTATCCTGATGGACGCCCAAGGTTAAACTTACCTGTCGTATCCTTTAGGTCCATGTTGAGGTTAGCTGCTAGCAATGTCTTGTGCATAGCCTTAGCATCTGCATCCCACTTCTGCCACTGGTGACGCTGTGAGAAGATACGTGTAGAGATTGTCTTACTGTAAACAACCTCACCATCAGGTAGTGTTACCTTATAGGCACCCACTGGAACCTTGATGACATCATCCCCATCAGCATCTGTTACTGTGAGGGCTGAGTGTACTTGATTTACACGTGCCAAGGAGGACTGTGCTGTATTACCACCGCCACCAGTACTGATACCCATGGCCTCAGCCAGTGACATACCGTCTACTTTAAGTGCTACATCTGTTGTCATATTGTGATCCTTTATCAATCATATTTGTTAAACGAAGCTAAGTTATAACCTCATACGTCATGTGTGTCAAGCCAATTAGGCCCAATCTTTGCCTCTAATAGTAGAGGTACATTCATCTTGACTTTGTAGTAGTCGTAGATGATTTGGTGCAGGTCCATATTCATAGAGTTAATGATCTCTATTACCTGATCTTTCTCGTAGGGGTGTATGTCTATGACCATTGAGTCATGCACACTGTTGACCAGAGTAGATCTCATAGGCATGAGCCTATTCTCTAGCTCCACCAACACTACAGGTACGACATCTCCTGTAGCAAACCCCTGCACTGGATAGTTTTTAATCATAGTAAAGTTTGTTGGTAACCCATTAGGCCTCCTCTCTGTACCGGGAAAGGCATACTGCCTACCGCCTACGTTAGTAATCTTTTGATACCGTACTGCCTCATTGCCCAGCTTCTTATGCCAAGCAGCAATGCCCTCATACTTCTCAATGAAGTGGTGGTAGTACGATGCCTCTGAAGGTGTGCGTCCATAGCCTGTAGCCCCGAACAGGGGTGCGAAGGTGTGCTCCTTAGCTTCCTGTCGGGTAGTTGCCTGTCCTGCATCACTGATAACCTTAGCTGTGTAGCTGTGTACGTCAAACCCTGATGCAATCTCTGCAATAGCTAAGCTATCCTGTGATAGGAATGCTGCGACACGAAATTCTAGCTGAGCAAAGTCAGCTTCCATGATGCTACCGCCTTCCCAACGTGACACGAATACTTTCTTTACGGGGAACGTACCACCTCGTGGCATGTTCTGCATGTTAGGGTTGCGTCCTGAGAACCTACCTGTGCTAGTGATGTGCTGCGTCAGGCCTACGTGAAGGTATCCATCCTTCTTTGTGTGTACAGATATGCCCTCAACGAATGAGGATAGGTAACTTGATATGGCTGACAGTCGTTTGAGATCCTTAAGGAAGTCTAATGCACTGACCATGTTGTTAGCCTTAGCTGTAGTCATAAGGGTAGAAAGATTATCCTTGCCAGTACTAAAGCCATTGGCACTGACCCACTTCTTATTGGGTGGCATGAAGCCAAGCCCCGCCAACTCATTGGACTTCCTTAGCTGGTAGCCCCTAGCATCACAGTCCTTACACTTGTTAGGTCTGGCATACTTTGTGCCATCCTTCCTTACTTTATAGGTTTTGCATTGTCCCATACAGGTAGGGCAGGTAAACGCAGTAGTCTTACGTACCTGTGTACTGTTAGCAAACACTGCATCTCTGTACTCTTTGTCTGTCTTAGTGAAATCAAACAGGCCAGCCCATTCTTTCTTGTTAATCATACTGCGTGAGAACACAACCTGTGACATTTGCTCAGGGCTATTAAGGTTAATAGGTGTATCACCCATCAGCTTGCGTACCTTAGTCTGTAGGCGTCCCTCTAGCTCAGCCTTCTCTGTCTCAAACTCAGTACGCACAGATTCCAGAGCCTTCAAGTCTACCTTGAGGCCTGATGAATACATACGAGATAAGCTTAGGCATACCTTGAACGTGATGTCACGGATGTTGATAAGAGATTCTGAGTCAGGCTTAGCGTAGTCTTCCTGTAACGCCACATATAATGCCCGTGTGGTAGATAGGTCACACTGTAGGTAGTAAGTAAGTTCCTTCAGTGGTATCTCGTTAGTGTTGTATCCCTCCTTGAAGTAAGTCTTTAGGGTATCATCCTTCTGAAAGTCTAGGTTACGGCGTAGCGCACAGTTAGCTAAGCTAATGGACTTCTTCTTGAAGGAGCCAGTAGCTGTCATCTCTATGTGATTACCCCTCATTAAGACGTATTCAGCTAACATAGTGTCGTATATAGCACCACTATACTTGAAGCCACTCTCCCAAAGCCACGGCATGTCGTGCTGTGCATTGTGTAGTATCAATAGAGTAGTCGCATCCAGCTTAGTTTGTAGCTGCTTAGCTTGTAACCCATCATAGTCCTGTGCTTCAGCGTGATCAAAGTTATAGATGTCCTGAGTACCTGACACAACTTCCTGTACACCTACTTGCACAAGCTTATTGGTTTCCTCAAAAGGATCAAGGTGCATCTTACCACCCCTATGTGTCACAGTATTTTCTACATCAAGAACTAATTCCAT